CCAAGCAATTGATGTTTTGTTATGAGTATGCTGCTCGTATCAAAAAAGGCGGAACTAGTGCCACCGCTGCAGCAATTGCCGCTGGTGTTCCCCGTGCTAGTGCTTCGAGTATGGCTAGTAAGTGGTTGAGTAAAGGTAATATTCGGAGCACTATTAAAAAAATCATTGACAAACACTTTTTAAAGCTGGAATGCCGTGTTGCCGATGTTGCTCATGAGTTGGCAAAGATTGGATATTCAAACATTGATGACTTTGTTAATTGGACAGATAGCGGAGTTACTCTTAAATCAAAAGAGGAGATTGGTGACAGGGGTGCGGCAATCAGGGAAATAAGAATAGCAAAGCGCACTTTTAAGGATGATTCAGAAGAGGTTGTGACAACACTCAGGCTACACGATAAGGTAAAATCTCTTGAAATACTGAAAAATATCAATGATATGGACCATAAGAACTATGACAATAACGACGATATTGAAGAATTGATAAGTACCGATGCCGAAGACATTCAAAGTCAGGATGCAGAAGAGCTCACAGGAAATTATTCTAAACTTCTTGCATCAATACGAGCTCGCAAATAAGTATCAATATTCTAATCCTGAAAAATACGCAAACATCCTGTGGGAAAAAATATACTGTCCTGAGATGAACAGGCGGATCCGCTTATTAAAAGCGGTTAGTAGTGATAAAAATAACATTAAAGCTACACTGGGATACATAGCACAAAGAGAATCTATTGTTGATTGGTTGGTAGATTGGTGTTGGACAGATGACCCACGAAACGCTGCCTTTGGTCTTCCTATTAAAATCCCCTTTATTCCCTTTCCAAAACAAATAGAATTAATTAACTGGGCGTATGAAACCTACTTCCTTAAGAAGTGGGGATTAATTGAAAAGACCCGGGATGTCGGTATGACCTGGATGTTTTGCTATATCATGGTCAGAGAATGGCGGTGGGTTAAGGGTTTTAAGGGTGGTATTGGATCCCGGGTATTAACACTGGTTGATGATAAAGATAATCCAAAGGCTATCTTCGAAAAAATACGGACCATTATTAATGACCAGCCATATTGGTGGCACCCAAAAGAAATAATCGACAAAATAGGGAATTTAACCAATAAGGATATGAATTCAAACCTTGCCGGCGAGGGTGGTGATAATATTGGTCGTGGTGATAGACGAGCAATATACTTGGTTGATGAGGCAGCGTTCCTTGAACATTACATGACAGTAAAATCTGCGCTATCACGAACAACCAATACCACATTTCTTTTATCCACGTATAACGGACCCAATTTTTTTTACAGGGATAGAATATCTACAAAAATACGAGTGTTTGTGTTTGATTGGACGGATGACCCAAGGAAGCATAAAGAATGGTATGACGAGCAGGTAGCAGCATTCGATGATGTTATTGTAGCCCAGGAGATTGACCGGGACCCAATGGCCTCTGTTGATAATATATTCATTAATCCAAAACATATCCGTGCTGCGGTCAATTTCGATATACCTTTCGTTAAAAATACACCATCCGCAGGGCTTGATGTTGCTGCAGGTGGTAAGAATAAATCAGCTTTAATATTAAAGATCAACAACCGTATAACAAAACATGTTTGGAATTTTAAGAATGGATCGGACCTGGCGCACAAAACCATTGAAATATGCAATGCGGCCGGTATTGATTACCTTTCATACGATCCGCTCGGAGTTGGGCATTCTGTACATTCAATCTTTGAGAGGACCAGGATGCCAATGGCCTTTGATTACTTTCCAGTAGGAGCGGGAGAGAGCCCTTCTGATATGTTTTACGAAGAGTTTGGACGCAAAGCAAAGGATGTCTTCGCAAATGCTAAATCAGAGTGGTGGTATCGTGCTTCGGTAATGTTCCGAAATACTTATGAACATGTTGTTGATGGAATTCCCCACAATCCTTCAGAGATGATATCAATACCACCAGACCAGGAGCTCATGAGCCAGCTTGCTGCTCCATTAAAATTATATACGAATAGTGGATTGATTCAGGTTGAGCCAAAGAAGCACATGATGGAACAGCGGGGGATTGTTTCTGGTGATGAAGCGGATGGGTTTGTTATGTCATTGATTCCCCGGGCAATCGGATTCAACCGTGTGTGGGCAACATATTCAAAAATCAATCACAGACCGGTTAATATTGATTTTTCAAACATTCTTCCCGGGTTATCACAAATAATTGCGGTCCTGTATTACGACAAAAAGAGTGGTTCGATATTTGGAAACATGTTCTTTTGGGGAAGAAAATCACGGATATTACGTGTTTATGGTGAGTTTGATCACCATAATCCTATCATAGAAGTTCTGGCAGCTGACATTAAATATGCTGCAAAGGTTTCCCTTAAGAAGAATAACAATCTAATACCCTATGTTTCCCGGATATTTTGCAATGATGATATGGCTAGTGGTAAACAGGATTGGGCATTTCATTTACGTAAACGTGCAGGGATCCGTGTGGTAACCTCAACCAATTATGATGAAGCAGCGGCTATTGCTATTGCAAGAACAATGTTTCGAAACAAGGGTATTATTGTTGATGATACATGTATAGTTACTAATCAGGAGTATCGTAACTGGCGTATACTCGATAATAAACCCGATGACGGATATTTCCATTGCAGAGCTCTATGTATAGCTATTTCAGAATTAAGAAATGCAGGAGAGTTAAGAGAAGATACTTATATTAAACCGTATGGGAAAAAGCAAACCATACTTCGAGAAAAAATAAAGAATCAAACATTATCACCTGTTACCGCTAGAATTCTTGCAGGTGGAAAGATCCCGGATGAGAGTGATTACCTGGCTAAATAATATTTAATAATGGAGGTTTGTGTATGACAGAGAAAGAAAAGCTTGTGTTTACTGTGGCGTGTAATGTGTGCAAAGGTGAAAAGAAGATCGCAAAGATCGATATTAATATGGCAAAAAGTGTATTTGTAACCTGCCCACAATGCAGGGGATCCGGAATATCAGAAGGTGTTTTTGTTACACCTGAACCAGGATTGTTCTTTTTCTGTCATTACTTTGTTAAAAATGTAGCGGTGACAACTGTGCAGGTATTGATTGAATACATTCAGGATAAGAATAATTCGTATTTTATTATTAAAATCATGAACATGTTCACTCAGGAAGAGCACCGTAAAAAAGGATACTGCACGAAGGTAATTCAAAAGTTAAAGCAGTGGGAGAATGGAAAGGTTAAATTTATCCTCACAAACTGGCAGGATTCAAAAGAGAATAGCCGGTCCTTACTGCTAAAAGAAGGTTTTGTGAATGAACGGGATACTCACCTTATTTGGAGAAGGGATAAAAAAATAGAATGTCCAATACAAAACTAAGTCTGTTGTGCGAAGCAACCGGAACCAAGATAGAACTCGATTGGGATGTTTTAAGGCGGTCCCTGGACGTTCTATTAAAGCTGGCACCACCGGAACTACGAACACCACCTGACTTCTTGGATGAGGTATATGAACAAAAGAAGATGTTGAGCAATTTGTTCAATGATGTAGCCCAAAAGGAAGCCTTTGAAGACGGCAAAACAATAATTGGTGATTTAGATTCTGAAGAAGAAAACGATCGGTGTTTTGATTGTCATGCCTACAAAGGTTGTGAGTACGCTATAGGCAGTGATAATTGTATTCAAAGGAGAGAAGAATTCAATAAATGAGTTGACAATGCAAAAACATTTGATTAGTTTATTAGAGAAAGACTGATGACTGACAAAAAAAACAATGCTATTACTTTTACATCCCGGGTTCCCAGTGCTTTCTGCCATGAAAATGGTATCACGGATAAAAAAATGGAGTCAGTCCCGTTTCCGTCATTGGGAACCCCTATTTTAAAGGCAATTACATAATGCCAGCAAAACAATTACTCCTTTATACTTGCTGTTCCGGATCCTACGTTGATTATCTTACGCTATGGTTGTATTGTGCCAAAAAAGCATACCCAGAATATGATGTTAAGTGTGATGTGCAAATAACCACAGTACCGTATTACTCTGCTTGTTACAGGCTGTTAAATCAACCAACCACCCATGAGTATACTTATATCACTGATGTGGATATGATGATCATGAGAGAGCCCGTAGGCATTATGGAGTATCATACAAAAGAAATGCTTGAAACTGGGCTATGCTATTCTAACACCATTCGAAACAGTAAGAACGAAAATCTTGGTGATAATAGAATGACCGGTCTACATTTCGCAACAAAAGAGTGGTATCTGGTTACTGAAAAAATCAGGAACGAATACTTACACATGCTGACCTCAGGGGAAATAGGGACCGATTACATTCACGATGAATTGATGTTGAAGCAGATCTGTATGAAAACTGTTGGATTACCTGCTCAAAAATATCCACTTATTAAAAGGCATCATGGAATTCATCTCGGTACGGTACGATGGAATACAAATAAATCAGCTAATGAGATGTTTTCAAAACTGAGTGCACGGGTAAGTTGTAAAATGGCAGCACAGTGGTTAGAAAATTATGACTGCAAAGAGTTTAAAAGTATAATTGCTTACATTTGTAGCGTAAACACAGTCATTAAGAAAGAGCTGGAAATATTATATACCTTTTGCAGAAGGATACAAAATAGTGGATCATAGACTTTTCTTAGAGGCTTATCGAAAAGAGATGGTATATACCATTGAAAGAATGTTTAGTGGTATTATAAAAGATAAAATAAGAATTTCTCCAATATGGTTTGAGATGGAACCATTAGGTACTGGTGCTGTTTTTAAGGTTTCTTGTAATATTGGTAATAAATATAAAATTGAAAATCAAAGAGCTATGGGAGTATTTGAATCAATTGACATAAATTTCAATTATCGCGCAACACTATTATTATTAAAGCAGAATCTTATTGCAGAGATCCTTGAGTATGCTACTAGGGATCTTCCGTATATGGATAGAAAATGTATAGAAATAGAGGTAAAAAAGCGTGGAACAATTGCAGCAAGGTAGCTTTTTACCAGAATATGTTCCTCATAAGGATGTACCTCCTAAGTTTGTGGTTATTAACAAAAACCACCGGTCCATGCATAATTTTAATGTATTTGTAGATTTAATGACACAGATAGAAGAGGTGCAGATAAAAGAAATGAATAGGCTTACCACTGACTGTTTTGTATGGAGAGTGTTGTCTTTTATGGGAATTTTACCCAAAAGAAGAGCAGAGCGGTATGGATACTTTATTAAATAGGTTTTAATTATGAAACATCCACCTCTTAACATCGACAAAACAATGGAAAAAATTAAATCTTCCTTCCCTTCATATCGAGATGGTGGACCAACACATAATGATATTTACAAGGCTGGTTTGATTGAATTTAGAAGGTCCTACAAATATAATAAAACAAAAGAGTTATACAAAACAATTGAAGTTGTTTTTAGTCAAGCTAGTTGCGTCATGTAACTAGTTGTGTCGCAATAAATTTTTCCCTGGAGGTTGTAGGTGAAAAAATCTCTCGACAGTATTAGAACCATATCGGAAGATTGGAAACGCATCGATGCTTATCATGAATGGATGAAGGGTTTGGAGTTGGAGATTTTTTCACTGAAAGCTAAAGTAGAAAAATTGACATGCGCACAACAGCCAAATGGTGCGGAGCCTTTGGAAATTTGCCCTGAATGCCATGGTTGTGGTGAGGTTTCAGATACAAAAGCTGATTACGGACAAAAAACCTGTTCAAGGTGTCACGGGACGGGCAAACTTCACCATTAGGCAAACGTTGGTGTTAAGTTTGTTTACTTTTTTATTATAGGTTGCGCAAATGAAAAATAAATATACAAAAGCAGATATCTTTTATATCACAGGATGCCTTGAAAAGGTTTCTGAATCTATGTTACAAGGCGTATTCAAGCCATCTGATTTGGAACCAGCGTTGGGTTATTTTTTGAAGGTTTACAAAGATGCGCAACAGAAGAATAAGGTGGTAAACAAACCAACCACCAACAAACAAAGTGAGCAATTTTGCGCTTGTGGCGATATAGCAGACATTAATCTGTGTACAAAGTGCTTATCTGAAGCAATCATTAGTGCTGCGCAAAACAACTCACATTTGTAAAACGTTGGTGTCAAGCTCGGCCAAGTCTTAAATTGTAAAGGAGCGCACATGAAAACTATAGTTGAAATAGAGTGGGACTCGCCAGAAGAACAAGCCTGGCTTTGCGACGATAATATTTCTATTGCTTTACATGCTTATTGCAAAAACACAAAATTTAAGGTGCGCTCCCTGGATAAGGAGTTGGCCGAACCAACCACCAACAGCGCTATGGCAAAACACGATTTTATAACTGGCTATATTGCAGCAATGGGTGACGTTGAGGTTTGCCCAACTTGTGGGGTTGTCCGTGCTGTGCTTCGCCAGTAGCGCGGACGTTGTGTCGCAATACTGGACTTAAAAGCGTTTTATAAATCGGCGCGGGATAAAGAAAGAAGGAACTTTAGATGTCAAAAATAGCGGTCAGAGTTGAAAAAGAAGTTGAAGTAGAAATACTTGTTGTTATTGCAAAGATTCGTTATTGGGAAGATGCTGTAATAAACGGTAAAGAAGATGTTGATGGAACACTAACACCGTTGCGTAGTGGTGATTGCTGGAATCCAACAATTGATATTGAAACAGGTATGATTGAAAATTGGCCATGCGGAACAATCGCAGATATTCATTTCAAAGTTTGTGATGAAGGCGTGTATCAACTTATGGATTGCGAAGGAAATATTGTAAAAGAAATTGATGGATATGTTCCCAAAATATTGTGCCCAGAACGTAATGGGTATGGTGATTATATAATTATGAAAATAGACGAAGTAGGCAAAATTGATAAATGGTCTATTGATTTGTCAGATTTTGAAGATTAAAATTAAAGACGCGCCGATACAAGAGGAAGCGTCCAGTACATGCGCACAACAGCCGCATGTTGAAACGGCTGAGTAAGCGCCGAATCAACAATGCGGCGAACGTTGTACGCAATCGGAATTTTCAAAAAGGATATTATATGGCCTCTTTAAAATTTACCCTTATGAATGAGTGTACTGAAAAATTTGTTAACTTGCTTTGTGAGTATCGCAAAAAGGGTTTGTCTAAAGTGGATGTAAAATTTATGCTTGACCTTTTCATCTCAGAGTGTCTTGACGAGGCCGACATTAAGGAAGAAAATACCGACAGTGCGGCGGGTACACCCGTCCAACAACCGCAGCAAGCCATTCAAGACGTTCGGTTGTTTTCTCAAACAGTGCCTGGTAAAGAAGGTTATTGTAATTTTCGTAACTATCTCGACTATCTTGAACGGCTTGCAGTGCGGTGAACGTTGGCTGCAATAGCCGGTGAACCAATTTGTAAAGGCGGGATAAGATGAGTAGTTTTTCTGATCAATTTTTTTCTGAAACTGGTTACAGGCCGTATGCTATGACGTGCCACGTTGTTGCGGCAACAGACGAATATATAAAGTACCTAGAATCCCGCCTTGAAAAAGCGGAGTCACCGGCAACAGTTCGCGGAGTACCGCCAGCCAACACCGAAATGGTCGAAATTTGCCCTCATCGGGATACGTGGACTGTCATTGGATCAAATGGTAATTTACAATACACAATTCCTGCCTGTGTAAAAGGCGGGCAAACTTAACCCGTTTCGGGAACGTTGGTTGCAATTTGGCACCGACCATTTGATAGGAGTTTTGCTTATGGAAGTTATGACAGTTGATCAATATATCGGAGGCCGACATTGCACCGAGTATCATTGGTACGAGGCTATAGCACATCCCATGGAGGCATCATTCGGCCCTCATACTCTTGGCTCTGAGCGTGCAATGTCTTTTGCTATTTACAAGCGGTGGAGCTTTACCGATCCCCGCAAAATTCGGGAACTGCGGAGCGGTGCCAAACAGCCACCAACACACGCAGGAACGCCATTTTTGCTGACATTATGGAATTGGATTATAGGCAAAAACAGCGTCCGTGCGTAGGACGTTGTGATGCAATTAACAGGTGATTTTTTTATTATAGTTTGCCCTGCTTATGGAGGTGAAAAATGGAATCTGATTTAAAGGTAATGTTCAAAGGAAACCAGTATTTGCTTATCGGTGGTAATAT